GAATCATGGATTCTCTGATTTCCAGAACTGATCTTTCCTCTATCAGACTTGAATACGCCAAGAGTCTTGTCTCTAGTTACGATAACAGGAGAGAATATAGACTTCCTGATGCTATCAATGATAGCAGTACCTTTATTCTTACTCTTCCCAACAATCTGTTTGCCAGCTTCAAATACACCTACAATTTCTTGTAGTCTCATTATATTTGAACCTTTCTTCCATCCGTCAGGTGCTACTCTACCTTGAGCAGTAACAGTTTGTCCAGAACGCTGTTCAATGATCTCACCCGCTTTAAACGCATCCAATTCAAAATCTTTCAAGATAAAGATGGATGGTGTCGAGTATTCAGAAATAATTGTGTTGTCTGTATGGAATCCAGATCCATACTTAACAAAATTGACATTTTGTGGAACACCAATATTTTCTGATTCAAAGAACAATTTGTTATCAGTTTCAATGACTTCTACTAATGGAGTTTCTGTATATGTACCTCCATTGATAATTCTGATCTGTTTGACAACACCGAGCTCAATATCAATTTCTGTCTGTAATCCAGATCCATTACCACTCGCAACCACTAATTCTGGTTTAGAATACTTCTGACCAGGATTATCAATAGTAATTGCTTCAATTGCATTAGTAGAGGCATTTCTAACTGCCGTTACTTGTGCCTTACATGAATCAGCAGGCACAACGCCTTTGATAACTGGCATTTGGGTATATCCAGAACCCAGGTTATCTAGTTTGACAGATGCAATTTTTCCAACAGATCTTCCTGTATAGTTAATATCTCCAGATCCATCATATTGTGGGATGTTTCCGATTTCATACACAACTTTGGTGTCTGATGTGTATGTAACTCTCTTTCTACCAGAAAGAGGATCATCGATGACTCTCAAGAAAGATCCTTCTGTGTCTGTGGAAGAATTAGTGAGGAAGTAATAGTAACTAGTGAAGTTTACATCTTTACGTGTCTTTTCACCGATGTCTGCACCATAACCAAGTCTGATTCTGACATATGCACCAGGATTACCAGGTTCAGTCAGACCGACTTCTTTCTCTTCTGTAAAGACATTGAAGTTTGGACTTGTAGAAATATCCAGGTATGAATTCAGCATCGAAGGATGACTGACATCGAACTTATAGAAGTAATACTTCTGAATGTCTACAACAGGATTAGTTATAAAGTTGTTGTTATCTAGAGAGAAGAGAAGTTTCTCTTTGATAGGATAAGTATTAGAAATAGACACCACTTTAGATGGTGTGCTCTGGTCTTCAATAGAAGACACAGTTGTTAGAGGAACTGTAGATGTTGCGTTGTAATCCCAGTTGACAATTAGTCTCTTGGTAGTCTTATTGTAAGACACAACAACAGGATCATTAGCAGTATTGCCGCCAAGTCTAGATCCAGGTGTAAAGTTGTAAGATGGATTGAAAGACGTTATATCCTTTCCATCACCATGATCTGACTTACTGGTGCCTTCCTGTGCTCTCAACACAGTCATCTTCTTATTAGCGTTGTCAACTGTGACAACCTTGATAACTTCAGATCCGATAGACAGTAAATCATTTACTGCAATACCGAAAGTGTTAGTTACATTGAGATCTGTTCTGTCAACACCAAATCCAGCAGAATCTACATTGATTAGAGGAGTGGATGATCCTGGGGAAGGATACACAGTAATGGTTCCAACCATTTCTGGGTGGGCAATACAGATATAGTAGTATGTACCAGCAAATTGTGGTGTGAATGTAATTGGGACAGATTGATCGGTAGAAGATCCAGTAGCAATATCATAATCCTCAATCTTCAATGCATATCCATCAAGTGCCAGCGTTGTGCTGTAATCAGACACCACATAGATGGTATGACCACCCATGTTGGGAATAGTGAGTGTGCTGCCAACACGAAGGTTGTAGGTGGGGTTTTCTTCGTTGGTAGTTAGATCTTTGAATATGTACTGTGGTAACAGTGAACCAGGAGGATAGAAGGTATCTACAGCAGTAATTACATATCCACCAATTGTATCGGAAGTTGTGATTTCATCTCCCTCTTCATCAACAATAAAATACTGAATACTAAAATTATTTGGATCTGTGCCCTGATAAATGAAGTTTACGTTACCACCGTCATTTACACCAAAAGCAGCTGCCACATATTCATTGGCAATGAAATTATCGTAGTCAGCTTCTGCAACGAAGAATCTCTTCGATAGATTTGCTTCTACTTGCGATTGGTTGGTATACACCATACCAAGATTAGGACTCTGATCCAAATCAGCAGGATCTACTCTAGGGATAGCAGTTGGTTCTAAAGTTAAGATATCATCTCTACGATAGTTAGAACCTGGATCGGTAACAGTAATGCTTTCGATATTGCCACTACCATCAAAATTACCAGTACCAACAACTACAGTCGCTTTTGCCTGAACAATATCATCTCTGTTCTTTGCAGAATTTGCAAATACCAGGGGTACATCATTATATGTGTTTGAATAGTAGTCTTTACCCAAACCGATGACAGTAGATGCTCCGATACCACTATCGTCTACTTTGGCACTATATTGTAGATCAATTAGATCTAGTTCTTGGAATTTCTTCTTCGTGACATAGTAAGTAGTCTCTGTAGTTGCTTCATCAGGATCTACAATAATATCGATGATATCTCCACCACCAAAGTCATGTGCTTCAGTAGTTTCTAGAATAGCAATATTCTCTTCAATATCAGTGACTCTGATATTTCTACTTAACTCATTAATAATGACAATTTCTGTTCCAGCAGTGTTACCTAGGTCACTACTCTTCAAGATTACTTCGCCTTCTTCATAATTTAGATAGTCATCAAAACTACCAGTCAATACTTTTAGTCTAACAGCATTCTGTTCGACTGTTCCTGCTAAAATCTGACCAGTAGCAATTTCTGTGGTGGGATCGTCAAAAAGTACAAGAGCAAGTGTTTCACCTTGAGTGTATGTACTATTTTTAGACAAGAGTATGTTAATTACTCTAGTAGAAGAATTGATGTCATATCCTGGTTCAAAAGTACCACTGATGTTTCTCAACACCATGGTGTTCTCTTCACTCACATCTCGGATGAGTTCGCCAGTAGCATTAGTTCCCTGTTGAGTGATTGTATCGCCAGTAAAACCAAAGAAGGTTTGTAGTGTGGAGATTTGCGCTGCTTTTAGTTCTTTTGATTCGATACCAGTGACATATTTACCAAATGTGGATGCAACGATACCAGAAGCACCACTACCACCAGTTCCAGAGTCATCAACATAAATTCTACATCCAACTTGGAAATTGGGTTGCGAATCTTCAATCTTCACTGAAGATACAAATCCAGAACTGACAGAATCTACAAATGCAATTTCATCAGCACCATTCTTCAATGTGCCAGGGACAAACAACCTTCTAGAGTTAGAAGGAATGGATTTCTGTGTGATCTTACTTTCGTAGTTAGATCTAACAGGCAGAGAATAGAAATTGTCTCCAAGGATATATGGATATACAGGTTTGTTCGTAGCATCCATCGAAATGAAGTATGCATACGTTCCCTGTGGGAATTCTGGTGTTACACAGAATCTACCATTATTGATATCAAGACGAGTCTTACCAGTATCAACTGTAGCAACCCACTCGTAGTCATCAACAAATGTGCCCATCTCGTATGGAGCATCGACGGGACCATCAGTTCTTGTATTCTTGAGTTCGTACCCACTGTTCATTCTCGCAATGGAAGATGAACTGTCTAGAGGGTCAGAGAATGCATATGGACCATAAATTGGATTTCCATCATAAGCATACCCGAGAATTGGTGAGTGAGTGAGAGTTGCTGTCTCCTGAAGAGTGACTGGATTGATGTTATCCTGTAACTTTACACGCAGTCTTTTGGGGTTTGCAGCAACACCATAATAATATTCATTTTCAATTGCATCCTTTACTGCTAGTCCGTTGTTATCATCTAAAACGAGCTCATTTTCAAAGTACCTATTTCGCACCCAACGATAAATTTTTGCAGTCGCTGCAGCTGGGTTGTTCTGACCTTCGGAGAACAGTTCGACTCTTACATTTTCTTGTGTATAGAATTTACCACCAGAGACTTTTTCAAATTCGGTGATTTTTCCTAACGTGTTGATCTTTGCACGATATTCTGCAAACCTACCTTTACCTGCTAGGTCACTGATTAAGATGAGAGGAGGGGCAGAATAATACTCACCACTGTTAATAACTCTGATGCTAGTAATTTCTCCAGAAGTCACAACCGCTTCTGCTGCACCATATCTACCAGCAGTGATCTCGATCAGTGGATCTGCTGTATAATTTTTATTTTTGATCGTTGTGATTGCATTAACAGTATCACCTGCCAAAGAAGACAGAGCAATCGTTGAATCACCGTTCACCAGAACATAAGGAGGTTTGGTGTATCCAGAACCACGATTCGTAAGGTTGTAAGTCTGAATATCACCATAAGCAATATTATTCTCACTCTTGAAACTAAAAGCAATAGAACCATCAACAAAGATGCCAATATCTCTTGTTGGGGTTTTATATACTTCTGGTGTTGTACTAGACTGCTTTGGAATTAATTTAAGCAGTTGAGGATCAACCAAAGGTGTAGGTTGAGTAGCACCTGTCAAAATCCTTGTAGAAGGATATGAAGATGTTGAGATGTAGAAATACTGACTATCTTCGTATATTGCACCTACATCAGCAACATAATTTGACAACCCTTGACCAACACCAGGATTCAGTGGAACTGAAGGTGTTAATGAACCAGGGTTCATCTGCCAACGAATTCTGTTAGCAGTTTGATCATAGATTACAGGATTCTTGGTTTCAAATCCTGGTTTGGAGATTTGTACCTTATCTCCAACTTTAGAATATGGTTCAGCAACATCAACATTTAAATTTGTTAGTGTTCCATAGACAAGTAACTTGACATCACCTTGATCAGTAGATGCAGTGACATTAGAATAACCTACTACAAGGTCACCCACATCGTGAGTTCTTGTGACATTACCACGCTCTCTAATAATAAACTGTCTAGAACCCTTTCCTTCGTATCGGATGACTTCATTATTAATTTGAACGTATCCATTCTGTGTATTCCAACCTAATGTGGAGTCTACAGTGACTCTACTACCAGCACCTTGACTAGGCGTGAGAACCCTGTCCAGCACTGTCTTTTCAGGGATTGTAAATTCACCATTTACGGTACTTGGGTTAATGATCAGGTTGAACAACCCATAATCACCAACTTTACCAATGCCAATGACATTCTCAATACCTACAGATGCATATGAAGCATTTGGAGAGTTCTTGTCAGACTGCTGAACAATAGTTTGTCCAATCAACCAGTCGGCATCACCTTGTAGAACAATGACTTGTAGTGCAAATGAAGCATCCCAGTTGGATTCTGATACTTTTACAGTAAAGTCTTTTGGATAGTATGTTGTGGGGATATCATCAGCACTCTTCGAGACGATAGAGTTGAAGATAAACCTAATTGACTTGTCAGTTCCTTTGACTTTGTAAAAGTCAGCGATGTTCTTGATTAACTGACGTTTGTCGATATCTCCTTTGAGATATACTTCTGGCACATCAACCAGATATTCTCTCTCAAACGCCTTCACAAGAGCGTACAGGAAGAGGTGACTTAAATTATGTACTACCGAACTGGTAGCGTGAAACTTTGCGTCAGAGGACGTGTATTGGGACTTTTCGTAGAGATCCCCTAGTTGGGTGGTTCCACTGACTCCTCTGGAGACTCCCAAAAACTCTGTATCTGTTCTGGAAGCATAAAAACAAATTTCATCACCAATTTTGACATATCCATTCTTTCTGGGGAATGAAGATGCATCAGCAACCGCAATGGTGGTATCTGTAACAGAAATGCCAGCAGTTGTGGTAGTTTGTTCTGTTAGTAGATTTTTTTCGTAAAAATCGATATCACGGTATGATGTGATGTTCGATATAATATCTAAAGACTGACCAGTAGATTCTAGTTGCTCATAGTATGCTTCGATGACTGCCGCGACATTTCCATATTCAGAAACGATAAACGCAGGAAGCTGTGTCTCAATTAGCGATGAAATTTTATTACTCATCTACTTACTCTGGGTATACCGCGAACTTACTATTAGCAACATCTACATCCAAGTACATATGTCTAGATGCATCGATATCGTTATTACGAGGAACGACACGAACTGAAATTCTGTTGTCGAAGAAAGTACCTTCTATAATAGTCACGTCATACAACTTGATTTCACCCTCGTCGTAATCAACATCGCCAATATAGTCCTTCAATACTATCTTTTCGCCAGTTCCAGGATCTAGTCTATATAGGATCATTTTGCCGAAGCGATCTTCCATATAGACATCAGTAACAGGATATTCACTGACTCTAAATGCTGTACTCTGAATTACAGGACCATCTTCAGGGCAATTGCTCTTAAATGCGTTCTGGAAGCAAAGTTCATAGAAAGAAGTGCTGTTGATAAGAGGATAGAAATCCTTTCTCATCATTACGGTTGTAGTGTTAGATGTGATCGATCTATCAGAAGAATCGATGACTCCAATGTACTTACTATATCTAAACTTACCGTTGAATTTCTCGGTGCTTGATGCTTTGGTGTACTGTTCAACACCAGAATAGACTTTAGTTCTGATGTCTTCTGGATATTGATTAGTAATCCTTGTATTGAACTGAACTCTACTGTCTAACTCCAAATATAGAATAGATGGGTCCTTGATTTCAGGAGTTACCGAAGCAACAGCATAATCTTTCAAACCAGCGATAATTTGTTGCTTGGTGGTTGTGGATAAGTTCGCACCACTCTCTGGTTTGATGACAATCTTGACTTTACCAAATTCAGGGTATCTCTCCTCTTCACCACCGTATGTAATGATGTCAGAGATCGCTGGGTAGATCTTTCTTACAATAGCAGCGTAATCACTCGCAGTTACCGCTCTATTCTGTGTAGCATATAATTTCGGTGCATTGAACTTAATCTTGTCAATGCTCTCGATGTCAGCACCGCCGTTTGCATTATCAACAACTGTGATGTTTCTTACTTCAGTTCCAAACGCAGTTCCGTTGACATCCTCTAAAACACCAGCAAATACAAATAATGACGCACCATTTGCTTCAGCGCCATTAGAAATAAGATATGATGCCTCAACATAGTTGTTGTGCTCTAGTTTTTGACCAATAACACCGTCACCAAAGAACAACTCATATCTCTCGTCAGCAGATTCATCTACGTAGAAAATGCCGTCAGTGTCTTTGATGTCAATGATATTATCAATCATAGTGAAGTAAGCGAACTCACTAGACTGTTCTGTGGGATATACTTTGACTCTAATGGTGCTAGTATCCGCTTTTCCGTTAGACAGTACGTACTTCTGTGATTTAACGAAGTTACTTGTGGTAAAGTTGTCCTCAACAACAGAACCTTCGTACAACTCTACGTTAGTGAAAAACGCTTGACCATTAACAACACCCGCCTTGTAGTCATCTAATACTACAAAGCGGTATAGTTTATCATTATAAGTGGTGACAAATCCCGTACCCTTCTTCAATACAATGATTGCAGGTGCGGATCCTGGAAAATTTACTTGGAAATTAACCATTGCCTTTGCAGCAACTACGGACTTTGGTTTATATCCTAGTTGCTTTGCCAGAGAAATTACGTTGTCACGAAGAGTGGCAGACTCCAAGAACAACTCGTTTACCACCATGTTCGTGTTGAACGCGGTGTAATACGTGTTATACGCTAATACATCGAGAAATGTGCTCCAGACAGAACCCTCGAAATCATAATCAGTAAAATCAGACTGTGCTCTCAAGTATTCTTTGAGAGTGGTCTTAATATTTTCAAAGTCTAAATTATTTACTTGAATATGCTTCATCGGGTTCTCTGGAGGAGGAAGTTGATTGATTGATCGGGAGTGTCCTGACGACCAATAATAGTAAACTCTAGGTTTGCTTCAAATGCATTATTGTCAAAGTCTGGTAAGACCTCAACTTCTTGCAACCTTATTCTAGGTTCGTATTTTGATAAAGTACGTTTGATCTCATCAGCAATGAGACCTGCAATAGCAAAATCAAGTTGTTCAAACAACAAGTCGCGAATACCCGAACCGATTTCACTATCAAACAATCGTTCTCCAGGTGATGTCAATAACAAATTAGTAATTGACTGCTTAATAGACGCCTCATCTTTAGTCACCTGCAAATCCCCTGTAATAGGATGTGGATTGAAGGTGACCTTTAAATCTTTAAAAGACTGTTGATTAGGCACAATAACACAATTTATTGTTTATTTATGGTCCTTTTTCTGATCTTCTTTCTCTTTCTTCTTTAGATACCTATCAGAGTCAATCTGGGTGATCAGGGTCATTCCAGACTTGATAAAATCTTTGCTCTTGTCGGTTGGTGAATTACCCATTTTGTTTCTCCTTTGGTGTTTGCCAGAAATAGTCGTCGGTGTCTCCAAGGCGTCCCCAGTCAATTCCTGCCTCTACTTGGTATTCTATGGTGGATACCTTAAAGTCAGGGAATTGAGGGTCCTGGGGCGTTATAGAGAGGTCATACAGTCGCATTCTGTTATTAGGATATAGTGCATACTGACCGTTAGTTAAAGCGATACAATTATGCGACTTGTGCTCTTGTGGCACCTCACTTACATTATTATCTATAACATCGATGTTTGCATGATAGTTATCAAGTGTAAACAAGTATTGACCTTTCATCAATCCATGGTCTCTTGTAAAGACTTCACAGTCCATAGATGCCACAAATCCTTTGCTCATACATGCAACACCATAATCCATACAATTCCAAAATTGTAGATTCTCCAGACTCATATCAACATCTGGTGTCTTGGGTGATCTTACGAATGCACTGATCGGAAGTTTATCATACATTGCCCCATAGGTAGGCAAGTACGTCTCAAAGTAAAAAGCACGTCCAGGTATGCTTTTAGCACATACCCAGACGCCCTCTACAAACTCCCCATGTCCATCCTGGTGGTCTCGTAAGTATTCTTTACGAACCCATACCTTTTCGGCAGGAAGATTGCAAATTAAATTCACTTACCCTGACCACGATAACGCTTCTTTGCCTTGTTACGAGATGTTGCTGCATACTTGGTATGCTGTCCACAACCCTGTCGTGATTTCTTGGGTGTTGCCTCAATAAACTGTTGACCAAGAAGAGACTTTTTAACCTTTGCCATTAATCAATGATGAACTGATCTAATTATACCACAAATTCATCAACCTGCCAACACCGTATGACTTCCTTGTGTCATCACTGCTCCAAATGATAATACATCACCAATACGCATGATTGCTTTCTTGTTACAGAAAATCGTTAACGATCCCTTTACACACTTATCAGTATGAGGTGGGTTGTTACCACATACATGCACTGATGTCACATCACCGACACGCAATGCTGCTTTCTTATTCACAAAGACGTTCAGAGACCCTGTAATCACAGGAACAGGTGGCCAACACTGATGACCACTCTCTAGATCTTTGATTCGACTTACACCACTTCCTGCCATTAGGGATTGCCTCCAGTTGTTCCTACATTACCTTCAGTGGCAGTACGTTGCCTCTTCAGTCTATTTAACGTCCTACTCTTATGATGACGCCAATTATTGTCTACATCCACATATGCTGGGAATGTCCAAGTATATGGTGGACATGTACTCGTAACAGTAATGAGATAATGATAACGTAGTGTTTGTATCAGAGAGGGTCGGTAGGACCACATATAGTTACTATTCTGTTGAGCAAGGTCATGCCCTATAGGTCCATATAA